TTATTTCACCACCTTAAAACAATTTGAATTAAACTGCTCTTTTGTTAATATTTCTAATAATTCGCATTCTCCATTTTTTATACTTTCTTTTAATTCTGTATAATTTATTGTTGTTGTGTCTTTTTCTAAACCTATATAGCAAATATCGTTATCTTCTTTTAGTTTTAATATATCTCCAACTTCTATTAAATCTAATATATTTTTACTGTATTTTGTTATATAAGGTTTGTTTATATATATTTCATCAATAATATTCATATTGGATCTTTTCTTATCAAATACATACCATTTCAATGCTTTATCTATTTTATCTAATTCAATTCTTTTTATTTTTCCAATTATACCTTGGTTTGTTCTTACAAAATATCCAACTTGAATTTTATGTTCATCATAATAACATCCATAGCATCCCATTTTTTCAACTTGGCAAGTATCCCATTCTTTATCTGTACATTTCATTATTCTTCCCCCTTTTGTATTTCTTTTATAACCCACTCTATAACTGCCTGTACCATAATCGGACAATATCCATATTCATTTTTTCTAACTATATCTGCAAATATGTTAGCATCATTTCTTTGAATTCTACATCCCATAAGTAATTTAATAAATCTTTTTCTTGAAATTCTTTCAATACCTAACATTTTTTGCAAATGTATTGATGATTCTCTTGTAATCGTAATTGATACACTTTTTGATTTTTCTTTTTCTATTGCGTACCTTACTGCATCTGCAGCATCATCTTGATTATTTTCCTGCACACTTTCAAAATTTTGTATTTCCGCTATTTTACTAATTTCTCCATCTTTGTCCTGCATAAAAATATCGCCATCTACTATTAACTTTTTTACTTCATCTGTTGGCATATTATTCCTCCTTTTCAAATATTTTCTTATATTCTTCTTTGCATTTCTTTCCTTCAATTTCAAATAATACTTTTGCAAAATCGACTTCTCCATTTTCATCGAAGTACTCTTTTATAATCATAAATAATGGAAGTTGATTTTTACCCCTAAAACCGAATATAATTCCTGTTTTCTTTCCTTTTATTTCTAAGGATGGCATTATTCCTCACCATCCTTTGCTACTTGCAATATACACATTATTGCCATACCTATAAAATCTCCTATAAATAATCCTATTAAAAATTTAATCATTCGCTTTCCTCTTTCTTTTTCATTTTACTAATTTTTAAATCTTCTAGAACTCTTGTTTTATATATTCTAGTTTCCCAATTTTCTTTTAAATTTCTTATATTTTTTAATAATTGTGCAATATCACCTGTGATTAGTTTATTGTTATATTTATCTGCAAATCCTTTTAATGTTGATAAAAATTCGAGCTTATCTTTTATTACTCTTCTTTCCTGTCTAACATTTCTCAACCTTACTGCAACTTTTGAAAGTTCAAATGCATTTAACTTACTTAACTCTATCTCATGTAATAGATCATCTTGTTCTAATTCTTTAATTCTTAATTCATTTTTCAAATCTGAATTTGTTCTTTCAATATATGTAAAAAAATAATTCATTTCTTTTGCAAATTCTTCAACTTCATCTATATTATCTATTTTCATTTTTTGCCTCTTCCTCTCTTGTAATTCTTATCCTTAATGTTCTTTTTATAAAATCTTTACAAGCCTCTTGCTGTGAGTTTTCTATTTTATTACAAAAAGGATATTTTCCACATTTTATACACTTCATGTTTATTCTCCTAATATTCCTCAATTTTTACATAAATTCTTGGTGTTCTACTATATTTCTTTTCAATTTCTAATTTTGTAACTTGTGTATCATCTTTAAAAGCAAATTTATTCATAGCATCCAATACTATTTTTACAATATTATCTGCATCAGGCTTTTTAGTTGGACTTATAATATTGGCTAACATTTCCGCTTCTTTCTTTTTACTTGTACTCTTTGGAATTCCAAAATAAGCTATTATTGTAACTTTTACTCTAGATTCTATTGTTGTAAAATTAGGATATTCTCTAATAAACCATTGTCTTAAAAAATATTCATAATTTTTTGTATTAGTTGGTGTATATGCTCTTCCTGTTCTTGTATTCATTCGCGGTCTTGCTTTTCCAACTACATCTCCTAGCATTTCAAATTCATACATCATTGGTATCACCTCTCTACTTCTTTAAGCAATTACTATATCATCTATTTCACAAATATAGCTTTCGCCATTTTCTTCTTGTATTCTTACTTTTATAGTTATAGTATCTGTTTGATCTAAACCAGTCCATATATTTAAAATCTTTCCTTTATGTTTTCCATCATGTGTAGTAACTATATCTCCAATTCTAATTTTTCTCATATTCTTACTCCTTTGGCATTTCGTATAATAAAATACCTTCCATCATTAATTTTATTCGTGTTCTTTCATCTTCTACCTTATATTGTTCAGTAAGCACATACGTCTTTACTATCTCCTGTAATACTTCTTTTGCTCTTTTTTCTGTTACATACTTTGCAACAGTATATCTTTCTGCATTTACAGTATCTATTGCTATCATGTTCCTTTTATTATCTTCTAAATTTACGATTAATCTTATCGCAGTTATATTTTCGAAATTTATAATTCCATCTTTATCTTGACTAACTATTAACATTTTTACCTCCATACTTTTCTGTATCATTTCCATAAGAATTTCTTGTTTTTTCAATCCATTCTTCCATCGCTTTTTCAACATCATTTCGATTAGCATTAGAAACATACATCATTTGAGCTGAATTTGGTGCAGCACTAAATTCAAATGCTAATACTACAAAGCCAAATCCGTTTGGCAATTCATCTTTCACTTTTTGAGCTATTATTTGCATTTTTCTTTTTGCAATTTCCTCTAATTCTTCTTTTACCATTTATTTTCCCTCCAATTCTTTTAATACTGGATTTATACATTTATTGCATAATACTATTTTTACTTCTCCTCTTTTTGTCAATGAATGTGGTAATACAACAATTCCTCCTGTCATTTCAAGTCTCTTTTTTAAGATTTTTATTTCATTTCCACAATAATCGCATATATAATAATCATAGTCCTTTTCATCTTTATACTTTATTAGATGTCTGCCTTCTGTTGGCTTTGGCTTTAATTTGGTATATAGAGGGACTTTTTCTCTGTAACATAATTTTTCAAAATTCATCATGTTTTCCTCCTATTTTCCATTTCATCATGCAAACAAACCATAAAGTAATCTATAATTTCCTTTATTTTGTAATTTTCTTTTTCTGTTATATATTTTTTAGTTTTATAATATTTCAATATGAACTTGTCCCTTGTAAGTAAATTCAAATAAATTTTATGTGGACTTAAATATATTTCTTTTATTGCCCAAAACATTATTTTTTCGTCCAGCACTCTTTCTTTCGGCATAAGCTCATAAATGTTACTATCTTTTACATGCATCTCTAATCTAGAATAAATTAAAATCAAATTATTTCTATCGTTTTCTGTTAAGCCAATTTTTTCTCCGCTGCCCCCTTTATAGATATAATTAAATAATAAGTTTAGTTTAGTTATAATGTATTCGTCTGCCTGTTCGTTCGCTTGTTCACTCGCTTGTTCATCTGCTTGTTCGTTCGCTTGTTCAAATTGTATAAATTCATCATTGTATAATTTATTTATTGTATATGTAGATGCAACATTTTGATTTGTTCCTTTTTTATAAAATATATATTGATTGTTAATAAGTTCATTTCGTGCCCTTTGTAAAGCAGATATATTTAATCCCTTTACTTTGCTCATTAGAATAGTATTTGTAACCTTAAACTCATAAAGCCAATCCGTCTTACTTGCTATCTGCAATAATACTAAATATATTGAAATGGCATTTGCAGAGAGTGGCTTGAAGTCTAATATTGAATAAAATTCAGAGAGCTGCTTTTGAATATCTATTTTGTTTTTCGTATTCACATACTACACACTCCTTCCTTTGTAAATTTATAATTCTTTTGCTGTTTTTAATTTAATTTTTCTTGCTCTTTCTAACATTCTGTGATAAAATAAAAACAGAAAGTATTTATCTAAATATTTTTTATGAATCATCTATTTTTCAGTTTGGTTGCTGATAGATGGTTCTTTTTTATTTATATTGTCATTACATATAAATAATATTTCTTGTAAGATTTCTCTCAATTCCGCTTCGTTATGAAACTCATCTATATCAGAAATAAGATCTTTTATTTTTTGATATCCCATATTTTCTCCTTTAATTCTAAATATTAAATTTTTTATTTTATTTAAT